AGCCAGGACAACCAGGGAGCGTTTATCAATGACCGAGCGCCCCATTCCTTTCTCTGCTGAAATGGTCCGCACCATCCTTGCCGGACGCAAGACGCAAACTCGGCGGAAGATGAAGGTGCAGCCATACCCTGATTCTATTGTGACCGTTGAACACTTCAACCAGACCGTGATTGATCGGCACGGTGATATGCAGCCGGGGCCAGAAATCTTCGGCGCGCTTTGGGGTAATGGAGAATACGGCCTCCGCTGTCCATACGGCGCCCCCGGCGATCTGCTTTGGGTGCGGGAAGCGTGGCGCGCGCCGTCACAATATGACGACTGGCCACCGTCGCGCATCCCGCCTAGCGTCGAAGCGCAATACATCGCGGACGCCCGAGCGCCTTGGATTAGCCGTTACCGCCACGCACGCTTCATGCCGCGATGGGCCAGCCGCATCACGCTGGAGGTCGAGAGCGTTCGCGTGGAGCGCTTGCAGGATATTACTCAGAAGGATGCCATTGCTGAGGGCGCACCTGAAAGCCATTCAGACATTGATCGCATTTCGCGGCGCTTGGGCTATCAAGACTTTAGCCGGTCATGGTTTGCACAAAAATGGGGAGACATCCCCGGCGCCTGGGAAGCAAACCCCTGGGTGTGGGTGATCGAATTCGAAAAGGTGAAGCCATGAGCGAGCATCCCCGATACATCATCAGAACGCCCGCCGATTTCTTGAAAATACCGCAGGAGAAATTGGAACACGCGCTGGTTGATTTTCACAACTGGATCAAAACTCACCACGCGTTTGCGGCTCTGGCCAAAGAGATTCCCGCGCTTGCCGGGGTGGAAGCCGACGTGTCGGAGTTCCGATGGGTTGATGACGGCTTGCACGAAATGATCCCGGTCTTTGAGATAAAAGAACCTGCAGAGAAGGTGAAGCCATGACTGACCGCCTCACCAATCTTCAAAAGCTTGTCAAAGGCGCCACGCAAGCAGTCGCTTTCACGACCGGCTTGAAATTCCTTGGTCTAGCGCCTGATTTTGTGAGCGCAGTCGCGGCTTACGTCTGCCTTTCCTTCTTTGTGCGATTGGAGACAAAAGGAGGTTTCAATGACTGACCGCGACAAATGGATCAACCATCAAGCCGCCCGGACAGTGGTAATCATCCTCTTCATTCCGCCAGTATCTATTTTATTGACCGCCCTTTGTTTTTATTTGCTCGACCAACTCTTTGATGAGTTGGTGGATGGAGTGCGTAGTACCGTTGCGTGGTTCAGCGTCTGTGCCACTTGCTTTGCGGCTTTGACGGCTGTGTTCAACGAAGGAGATGAGCCATGACTGACCACGCAACCTTGGAAGCCCTGCTTGCCCGCGTGTTGGAAGGCGAAGGGCCGGATCGGGAATTGGATGGGGAGATTGGGGCGGCTCTCCGTGTATTACCCACAAACGCGGTTGGCTTGAAAGGGAAGATGATGAACAGCCTCACAAAGCAACAATGCGAATGGCCTGATCCCGCGCGCCCTGGGTGGCCGCTTCATCCTGAGCGGCCGGGGAAGCACTGGCTGCGGTCCCCTGGTGGTGAAATATACCTGTCAGTTTGGTATGTTACTGCAAACCCCAATCACTCTTTTTGGGAAAAAGGCCCCGGGTGGAGTTCACCAGAAGCCAACGCCCGAAGTGGATGGACCTACCTCGGCCCCGCCCTCACGCCCGATGAAGTGGCGAAACGGGAAGATGCGAAATGGCACGAAGGCTACGCGGTAGGCGTTTTAGACGTGCGGCGCGGTACTGCTTTTGGTGAACCCGACCCGCACTATGCGTCCCTACAAAAGCACGTGGCGGAATTGGAAGGGGTGCTGCGCGATTTGATGCTGCCACAAACACCGGCTTCTTTCGCCGGGTCCATGCGCCGTGCCCGCGAAAAGTTGGCTCAGTCATCCCGGAAGGATGAACCATTTTCCTGACATCAGCAAAATGGTCACGGATACCGCCCCCGGAATAGCTCAAAATGCGGCCCGTCCAAGAACGGCTTGCGGCCCTGTTCGCGCATCCGCGCCTGATACGCCGCTTGGCCGACCTTGGCATTGGCGTAATCGGCCATAAGCTGGCCCCAGGCGCTGCCCCAGACCACCGGGACGCCCTCGGCAATGGAAGCTGCCCGGAAGGCGTCAGCAAGCGGGAAAAACAAGCCCCAGGCCCATGACACTTGGCCTTCGCTATCAAGCGGCGCCACGTCCACCGCGTGGCCGGTTAGGTGGCGGCTGTCCATGGTCTGAGACTTGCCCTCGGCAACAAGCTGGCGCTGGCGCTCAGGCGTCCGTAAGCCTTCCGTCACCCGGAACCGCGCGCCGCCTTCCGCCGCGTTCCGCACCACGCGCACAAGGTCTTCATGCACCCCTGCCAGGCGCAATTCGCATCGGGCGGATAGGCTCACAGCTTGCCTCCGGTCAGGCGGTCCAAGGTGTCAGACTTGCGGGCGCTGCCAGCGCTGGAGCCGAAATAATAGGCCACCAAGCCCGTGAATGCCGCCCCCAGGCTGCCAAGCATGATCAGCATGGCCTCGCCGCCAGCGCCGCCCGGAAGGCCCCTATCCATGATCCAGAAAAGCACCCCAAAGAACCCGCATGAAATGACTGCCGCCAGCATCCGCGGCGTCCAATCGCCTTTTAGCTTCACCTCGCGATTGCGGGCGCTGTCCCGGTCATCGGCGGCTATCTTTTCAAGATCAACCTCAATCCGCTCCATTGCCAGCTTGAAATCGTGATCCTGTTTCTTCAAGGCGAGAAGCTGCTCCGGCGTGGCGCTGGCGATGGCTGCGCTAACCTCTTCTGGCGTCCCGTCCGGGCGGCCTAGAATGGCGTCAGACAAGGCTTGCGCGGCAGTTCCGACAAGTATCCCGGCAGGCCCGCCAATAACCTTGGCAATGGTCGGGGCAACGGCCATGATAGGCCGCGCGATGTCTTTCCAGTCCATTATTCCCCATTCCTTTTCTGAATAATCGCCACCACAAGCTGCATGATAACCGCGCTGCCAAGATGGCCGGCAATGGAAGCAAAAGCCGCCACGGTAAGCGGATGCGTTAAGCCAAGCGCCATAGCAATGCCGCCGCCGATCAAGCCGCACATAATCGCGCCAGGCGTTTCCAGTGCCAGCATTTTCCAAGATGGCCTACGCCGTTCGCTTTTCAATTCGCGCGATACCGCCGCAAGCCATCCCCCGAAGGCCGCAACAATAAAAGACACGATGGCTTCATCCCGCGTCATCGAAATGGCCAAAACGAAAGCAGCTTAATAGCCAGCGCAGTCATTGCGCTGGTGAAGCCCGCTACTGCCACCATGACACGCCAGCCCCCTTGCGCATTGTCAAGAACGGTTTTGACATGCTCAAGCGTTGCTGACATAGCTTCAATCTGCCGTTGCATTGCCTGAACTTCTGCCTCAAGCCTGCCAAAATCGCGTGGATCAATTGGCGGCATGTCACACCCCATAAAGCGGCAGCTTGTAAACCGTCGCCCCAACTTGGATTTCCAAATACGTTGATATTCCGCCAGCCGTTGCAGCAATAGGCCCTCCAAGGCGTACCCTTCCAGTGCCCTTCGGAATAATCCCGATGTCAATATTGGGGTCACTACCGACAGCAATAATGTCAGGAGTTGCCCCAGCAGCTCTGCCGCGCGCTTGGAGATAATTTACTGACGATACATCTAGTGTTTCTGCTACAAAGCCAATTCCATTTGCATTGCCTAGAGTAACTGATCCGGTGCCTTTTCCTCGTAGCCGTAAACTTTGATTTTGTAGGCCCGGCCAAGCGGCCCGGATGGTCGGGGAGATAGTCACAGGACGAATAACGATGACTGTATTGGCGCCGTAGTTTGATCCACCATTAGTAATAGTGATACCGGTCACGCTTCCGGCACTAACAGTTGCCGTGGCGACAAATCCGCTACCAGCGCCAGAAGGATCAAAAGCAATAACAGACGGCGCGTTTTCGTAATTGATGCCACCTACAAGAGCCGTTGTTCCAGTGATAACGCCTGCGCTAATTATCGGCGATACTGTCGCACCAGAACCGCTTGCGACACCCATTTCAAATCCAGAAATGCGCTCATTGAAAAATTGGTCATTGGCGCCGCTTCCGGTAATCTCCACATTGTTCGGGTTTGTAATTCCTGAATTGTCCAAAACATCACCAAAAGCACAGCCATCGAAAGTGCAATTCGAAACACGAATAGAACGCGCTCCGTTTTCCACACTCACGCCATAGCGCGCCGCCGATCCTAGCCCCTCTCGTTGTCCGAATTGTGATCCAGTAATATTGATCCTACTACCTGTCCCGGTAATCCGAATACCGTCATAATTCGCCCAATTCGCCGGAACGCCATTAAAGGTAACTTGCACATTAGATAATGATACATCATCACCTTCAATGATGATGCCTTCACGATTATTTCCAGTCACAAACCCATTGGAAATTGAAAGAGTTGTTGTATCTGGACCAACATAGAAACCGGCGCTTGATGCGCTGCCCTGCGCATATAAAGACGTGAAAAAATACCCCCGGCCAACCTCAAGTCGTGCTGTTTCATTCTGCGGGAAATCAACCTCTAGATCGTGAATAAACCAGAATTGAGGATCACTGCCAGAGCCGGTATTCGTGGAATGAATGCCGCGCAAAGGATTGACAAAAGTCACGCCCAACATTTGAATGGTATTTACAGGACCATCACTATAAAATCCTGTCCAAATGCGACTATTAATAAGACCGCCATAGTTTACGTTTTGGAGCCTAATAACATCAGACCGCTCGACCTCTGTTGGCGCCTGGCAATACCAAGCGTAAGGACCGCGTGGCCGCTGTCCGTAAATCTGAAAAAAGGTTGAGACATTGTTTCGATAAACCCTAAAGCTGTTCCAAGGGTTATTGATGCGAAGATGCGCGCAATAAACACGATCTGCACCATTTACGTTGACAATATATCCGCCCGTCATACCGATTGCGTTGAACGTCATGCGCTCTACACCGCAATGCTCCACGCCGCTCGCTAGTGTAACAACGTCAAAATCACCGACTGGAACGATGATTGTTTCTTCCTCCCCATCGCCATAAAAGCGCTGGCCATTCGTTGAGAGGGTAATACCGGACGTTAAACGATACGTTCCAGATGGCGCATATACGATTTTACCTGTTGCTGCTGCTGCAATAAAGGCAGTGGTGTCGTCCGCTATGCCAGTACCCGTAGCGCCATAGTCAAGAACATTTGCGATGGAATTTCCGGTACTTGTGGAAAAATCCGAAAGGCTGCTCAAAATCAAAACATTTCGCGCATCCCGAACAGTGATAGAAAAATCAGCCGCATTGACAAACATCTTTGCTGGCGCGCCATTCCAAACAGGGTAGCCGTTTAATGTGCGGATGGGCTGCGGCGCTGGAATTGTGAAAGATTCATCCCAATAGACCGGGATCGGATTAGATTGCGCGTCAAGGCCAGCCGTGCCGATGAAGATTTGCCCATTCGCAAGCGGCGCGCCGGAACGCTCAAAGAATTGCGTGAAGGGGTTATTGACGAGGGTCATTGCGTTTGCTCCGAGCGCAAGTTTTGCGCGGTTTGCGTGGCGCTCATAATCCATTGAGTTGCTGCGTTCAAATCACGCGGCGCGGTTGCTTTTGCGGCAAATTCTTGGAAGGCTTGCGATTGCGCCATGCGGCGCGCGGCCTGTTCCATTTTGGGCGCGGATTGTTCCACCGTCGCCTTCGCCATGGCTTGGAATTCGGGCGATGCAAGCAACGTATCAGCGGCCTTCAATGGTTCCGACTTGCCTGTTTTCATAAGTGCAGAAGTAATACCAGCAGCCAAACCAGTGCCAGGCATCCCCATTCCCGTAGTAAGAGCTTCGAGGGGCGCTCCAACGGCTGACCTTTGAGCCACTTGGAAGATGCGTTGAGCGAGGGTATCGGCTGGTTGAAGCTGATCACGAATAACATTGATGCGCCCCGTTGTGATGCGTTCACGCAATGCCGATGAAATGCCATCGGATACACTAGCTAAGTCACGAAGTTGTTGGCGGCTTTCGCGCGGAAGGTTTGCCATGATGAGCGTCATAGCTTGGCGGTTTTGTTCCAGGCCCTTCCACCAGCTTGCATAGGTGGCGAAATTCAAAGACCCATCGCGCGCTGCCTTATTGAAAGCGGATGCCAAACCAGACGCCATAACTTGCTGACGCAATTCTTTCGGCACGGCTTCAATGAATTGTGCAAGCTTGGTGACATCGCCTTTCGCCACGCCCTGAAATGCTTGATCCATGCGGGCCAAAAGCGAATTGGAAAGATCGCGCCCGAATAGCGCGGTCATATCATCTTCCAGGGCCTTGCGTTGCCTGACAAGCGCTTTTGCGGAATCGCTCAATTCCTTGGCGCCAAAGCGCTCCGCCACGCCGTTTAGATCATCCGTCAGCAGCCTATTAAGCTGCTTTGCAAGGCCGGTATCAGCATCCTTAAATGGCCCTTGCCCGCGCAACGCGCGTCCTGCCTCGCGGCGCAAATCATCCACTAGCGCATAGGTCGGGCCAGTGCCATCTTCCTTTGGTAAAAGGCGCGTTAGGATGCGGCGCTCAAGCGAAGTCAAAGCCGCGCGCTCGCCGCCTAAATCTTCAAGGCGCCGGTTGATGAAGGTCAAGGTCGTTTCAGGCGTTGCTTGCGTCCGGGCTGGAATGACTTGGCGCAGCCTATCGTAAAGCTTATCAGCAGCGCCTTCCAATTGCGTCACAGTATCCTGTAGCGCGGTTCTCACTGTTGCGTTGATCTCGGCGCGCGGCATCCGGCCAGCGTCATCAATGATGCGCGTGGCGCGCTCCGCCACGGCCTGCAAGCCTTTAATCTCTTGCTCGCGTAGTGCGGAACTCGGAATAGATTTTACCGCCTGGGAAAGCTCACGGAAGGCTTGCGACGTGGTGACGTGATCCGGCTGCAAGTGTTCCGCAATGCCTAGGCGCTGCGCCGCCGCAACTGTTTCCGGGTTTGGCGCGGCTGCCTCGGCAAGCCTAGCTTGCGCTCCTTGGCTACCCATGCCGCCTCGGGCGGCGATGCGTGTTGCCTGCACCATTTCATCTGCGGTCATTGGCGCGGCGGCAGGACGCGGCGCGGCTGGCGGAACCTCGGGCGCCATTGCTGCCCCAGGCGCGACGGGACGCGGCGCAGCCGGTGGCGCCTCTGGCATGGCAGCAGCGCCCGGCATGGGCGGCCTAGCAGCGGCGCCAGGGCCAGCCGGGCCAGCGGGCGGGGGTTCCGGTGCGGCGACAGCAGCGCCAGCCGCAGGGGGCGCGCCAGGACCGCCCGGAGGCAATTCCGGCGCAGCAGCAGCCGGGCGCCGCAAGCGCAGACGCTCTAGGACATTCGAAGCAAGCGGCCCAATGCCTGGCAGCACCCGCGCGGCAGCCGGAATGGCGCCGCCAAGGCCCGCTGCAAGGGCTACATCGGTCTCGTTGAACTCGCCGCCTGTGGCAAGTTGTGTGCCTTCAATCGCGGCTTGCGTGGCGCCTGTGGCAAGCATCCCGCCCGTGATCGTTGTCGCGCGCCCGGCAGGCGTGAAGGCAAGCGCGGTGCCAGCGGCGCGGGGAATGTCGCTTTGCCGGAAGCCGGGCGGGATCACATATTCCTGCCCGTCAATCGCGGATCGCAGGATGTAATTGCCGCGTTCATCCTGCCGAACTGTGACATTCGGATTTTGCGCGCGGATGATCTGCGCCGCCTCTTGCGGGCTTGCGGCCATGGTGCCAATCGTTGCCGCAAGGTTTTGGCCGCGCGTTTGGGCAATGTCGCGCATCGCGCGCAAGCCTTGTGGCCCACCTAGCGCGCCAGTCGCCAAGCTTTCCAGAACCCCGCGCCCGCCCGCCGTAGTCATTTCCGGCATTGACATCCAATCCGGCAAGGTGCGCGTCGCCTCGGTTTCGCGCTCGCTGCCCGTCACGGCTGCAATAGCCTGATCCACAAGCCCAAACTCGGTTTTGCCGATCTGGAAGCCTTCCGGAACCTTGATTGCACCACGTTCGACAAGTCGCTCAAAGTGAACGCGCTCGCCCCGGTTCATCCTGCCGCCGGTATATGCGTCAAGCAAAGCCTGAGGCGCTTGGGCAGATTGGCGCGCGGCCTCATCCGATACATCGCCAAGCAAGCGAAAGCCCGGCGGCACGGCAAGGCGGCGTTCCCGCACCGCTGCTTCAATCGCGGCGCCTTCCTCTGGCGTCACCTCGCCGCGTTCATAAGCTTGCAGCATCAGACGCGTAGGATCATTGGCGGGTGCTGTTAGGGTCTCGGCAACCTGCCTGGATTGCGCGGCGGCAGGCGCTTCTTGCTGTTGTCCCTCAGACAAAAGGCGATTGTATCCCGCCATCGTCCGATTGATGTAGGATTGCGTGACTGGCCCCCAATTCCGCCGATTGGTGCCGCCGTGATACTCGCCAAAGGCTTGCGCCAGATTTCCGCCATTGCGTTGCAACTTTTCTTGCAGCAAAAGCGCCGCCGCCTCGGCTGCCTGATCTGGCCCAAGATAGGCGTCAATCCCGTATTTTTCCAAAACCGCGTTTCTGGTTTGCGGGATGATCTGAAACACCGTCCGAGCGCCAGCCGATGAAACCCGGTCATTCGGCGTGCGCTCTCCAAACTCCACCACCGCGCGCAAAGACCCTTCAGGAATGCCTACTCGCTGTTCCGTCCGGGCGATAAGATCGCGCCAAAATGGATCACGGAAATCGTTAGGCGGGGCTTCGCGCGTTTCTGACATGGTTATTGGCCCGGCGCCGGTTGCACAAAGCGGCGCAAAATCGGATCATCTTGCAAGACTTGCGTGTTGCGCTGTTGCTCAATTCTTGGCGTGATCACCCGCCGAAACGCGCTTGACATATCCGTTCCGGCTGGAATGGTAACTCCGTCAATCTCAATTGTCCGATTGGCGCGCCCCATAGACCCGCGATTGGCGTCCATAAACATTGCTTTGAAGCGGTTATAATCGGCTTCATAAGCAGCCATGCGGGATGCAGCGGAAAGGAATGCCGTAATTGAATCAGCTGAAGCGTTTTCTCCTGGGAAACCCCTAGAGATCAATTCAATGTCCCGATCTGTTGCTGGCCCAGGTGGAAGCGCCCGCACTATCTCGGCATTCCGAAGGCGAGTGAACTCACGCACCAACCGGCCATATTCTGTATCGCCACCAAAAGCTTCCACAATGGCGCGTCCGCCGCGGCCAAGCTGCCCAAGACTGTTTTGTTCCGCAAATCTCGCGCTTAATTCGTCAAGCTGCCCTGCCCGAACCCGCGCCGCATCCGAAGCCGTGAATGCGTCATTCACTCGCACCGTCGCCGCCTCAGACAATCCAGGGCTTGCCTCATTCTGCGCTTGCGCCACCGCTCGCGCTGCCTCAGCTCCAGCGCGAATTGGCAGCGCGCCCGCTGTAGCCTCCGCTCCAAACGCCTCTGCCGCCGCGCGCCGTTCCGCCGTTGGCGCGCCGCGCGCCGCCAAGACGCTATCAAGCATCCGCTTGCCCGCCTCAGTGCCACCAAGCAGCGTCGCCGTGCCACCCAAAACCGCTTGCGGGTTCACCTCGACAAGCTGCGCCATGTCGCGGAAGAACTTGGCTTCATTCGCGCGCCCGGCATTTTCAAGCGCCTCGGCGCGCTGATCAAAAAGGCCCTTCGCAAGATCAGTGCGCCCGGCCAGAATGGTTGACATGGCCTGCCCGCCAAAAGCAATCTGACTTTCGCGCTGGCTGGTTTCCATGCCTTCCCAATGCTTCCTCAGCACCTCGGCAGTTTGCGGCGGAAGGGACGTCAGCAAAGGCGTTAGCGTCTGTGGCGAAGGATTGCGCTGGAAGGCTTGCATGGCGTTTTGCAGGCTCTCGCGCTGCTGTTGCGCGGTTGCAGCCTCACCAAACACTTGCCCAAGCTGCAAGCCCTGCACTGCCGCCGTGAACGGGCTTTGGATGTTCGGCAGGTAATTCGGAACCTGGGGAAGTGATCCGCTCATGGTGTCACCTTAAAAAAGGAAGCCGGGCTGACCGGCTCGGCGCAAGCCATATTCCATGCCCACAACTTGCGCCGGAAGGTTAAGCAGATTACCATAAGCACTCGCAGCGCCAATCGTGCCGCCCGCCCGCGCCGCCCCCGCCGCGCCTTGCAGCCCTGCAATGGTCTGCCCAGCCTGCATCGCAGCGGTCCCAGTGCCAGCCCCCGCCGCCTGCCCCATCTGCGCCAAGTTTTGCGATACCCCCTGCCCGAAAGCCGTTAACCCGCCGAACCGCGCATATTCACGTTCAAGCTCATCGGCAAGCAAATCGGCCCGGAACCGCGCCAAGGCGTTTTGCGTGTTGCCACCCCGCAACCCGCCCGTTGCCGCCGCATTGGCTAGGATCGCCTCTTCGCCAGCCCGCGTCAAAGCACCAAAGCGCGGCTGCGCTTGGACTTGGCTAATCGCCGCTTGCTGCGCTTGCGGGCCGGCCAAACCGGCCAGCGCAAGCTGGCGCTCAAAAGCTTGCGGACCGGCCTCTGCATAGTCGCCAAGCGTGGGAAGCTGCGCTTGGCCGGCCTCGACATACGGGCGCAAGATTTCTTGCGTCCTTTCGAACATGGCCATTTGCGTAGCCTGTCCTGCCTCTGCGGCTCGGGCCTGGGTAGAGGCTGCGCTACGGGCGGCATTGGCGCCCAAGATGCTGCCTAAAACTTGCGTTCCGCCAAGAACTGCCGCCGCTGCTGCCCCAGGCATTACGAAAACTCCTTCCGATAATCGGCAAATTTCTCGCCGTAAAGCTTCAACATGGAAGGCGCCAAGCGCATCGCCTCGGCAGGGCCAAGCGCAAGCTGCGCCACCAGCACCACCAAGTCATAGAAGCCCGCGCGCCACACGAAGGACACCTCATCAGCTTCGCCAGCGCGCTCCACCGCGTCAGATGCAATCCATTTCAGGATACCCGTACCAAGCGCCGGGATCAGCGCCGCCGAATGCGTTTGGAAAAACGGATTGGAAGGAACCCCGACAAACACGTTCCAAAGCGTGGCGTGCAAGTCCTCACGCTTCACCGCGTCGCCATCCGCGAAATCGTCAAACACCTGCCAGGCCTCATAGACCACCAACAGGAAGCGCGCGGCGTCCGGTGGCAGGTTCATCGCCTGAAAGTGTGTCTGTAGGTGCAACCCGTCCAAGGTTTATCTCCTTGCGTGGCGGCTGCCGGCGGCCCTACTCAGCGCCCTAGCTTTACCGCGTCACGCGGCTGTTAATCAAGTAATTTCACGCCCGCTTGCCACAATGGTCAGGGACGTTGCCGCCCCGGCCAATGTGGAAATGAACCCGCCCGGCTCAAGCGCGTGCCCGATCACCTCCGGGCATAGATAGGTCTCGCCCGGCACGATGTTCTTCGCGTCAATGACCAAATTGGTATTGCCCGTTGATCCACCCGAAGGCACAAGGTTAAGCGAAAACGCCACGTTCACCGCCGCGTAATTAGTGACGGTGAATTTATCAATTAGCGTCTTGCACCCCGTTGCCGTGTATTGCGTGGTTTGCACGTTCTCTGCGGCTTTTGGTGGGATGATCTGCTTAACGGTTACGGCCATGGCGTCACCTTGTGATGTTGTCGGTTACGGTCAAGATGACCGATGGAATGGCGGGATGGGGCGTTGCCGCCGCGAAGGCGACAATCTGGCAGTCGGTGTTATCAACTGACCATTTCAATTCGAAATAATCCCCGGCCTTAAGGTTAAGGACATAATTCCAGGATACCACCAACTCAGCGTCATTGCCCTGGATACGAACGCGACCGCTTGAATTAACCACGTCAACGCCGTTAATGGCTGCCAAGATATTGTAAATACCAGTACCGCCAGATGCCTTGTCAAGCTGCGCCGAAAACTGGAAATTATAGACACCCTCGGTATCTACGAATATCTGTGATGTGGTGGCGCCGCGATAGACGCCTTCGGAAAGGTCTGTATTGTTGAACGTAATAGCATAGGCGGTATTGATTGCCGCCGCCGTTTGCGTTGTGGTATCAAAGAACGTGCCGTAGCGCGGGCGCCGCAGTGGTGTATGGGCCGGCGCAAGCGTCAGCAGGTCAAGCGCATCCATCCCGGCCTGCGCGGGCGCTGGCGCTGTCGCCAAGCCTTCCAGAACATCCACAAGGCGCGCGATAGCGCCATTGGCAACCGCAGCCTGGGCGCCGGCGCTTTCTGCCTGAATGATCGCCTCTTGGATCAGAACTTGCAAGACTTCAATCTGCGCCGGCGTTAATTCGCCAGCCACCCGGAAAAGCTCCTCAAAAGCCCGAATAGCCGCATGATTGGGCAGGAAGCGCGCCAATTCCGCCCGAGTGATGGGAGGCGGATTAACCATCACACAGACAACGCCTCAAAGGTTGCTTCAAGCCGCGCGATGCTCACATGCGCGTCACTGTCGCTCTGGAAGCGCTGCGCTCGCCAATTTTGCATAAAGCCCATTTGGCGCCATTGCACGCGCTTGGTTGTGTTGCCGATCTTGCCAGCGCTTGCACGCCGCGGGACAGACCAAGACCGCCCGTCAACGCTATGGCTGGTCAAAATGTAAGGATCAGTGCCCAAAGCTACATTGCCGGTTAGGCATGTAAGCTCCATTGCATGAAACACCGCGCCGCGCGCCGCATTATAGACAATCGGCGTTGAAAATTCCCACCGGACGCGCTGCCCGTAATGGTGCGATACCTCACCCGAAAGGCGCCCATACCGTGCGGCGGTAGGATCGCCGCAAATCCACTGCCCATAGCACCAGACAAAGCCCTGCGCTTGATACCGCGCAAAACCGTCAAGGCTAGATGTCAGCACAAACCAAACCGGCGCTTGCAGCGCTGCCGTAGCCGCCGCATCATAGACAAGCGTCCTATCCGGCAAATGAACATATAGGTATTGATGCGAGCGGTCCAAGCGCGTTTCAAGCAAAACCCCCTCAAGTTGCGCCTCAGTGTAATCCTGCAAAAGCGTATCAATCTCGCGAGTGCTGATCTTCTGCGCTTGACCAGCGTCACCAAGAAACACCGCCGGCGCCTCATTCCGCGCGCCGCCAAGAAAGGCGATGGCATCGCCCATGATGCAACAGGCATGTGTCCCGACCACTCCCTTTTGGATCACCGCTCGTTCATTGCGCTGGAACGGAAATCCCGTTGCGCCGGTGTTGTCGAAAATCTCAATGGTGTGGCGATTTAAGGCATAAACCTCGTTCCTGAATTTCAGCAATGCCTTAATTGGGTCGGGATCAATTTCAGAAGAACCATATTTTAAAGGATCAACAGCGAAAGGATTGGCCAATTCCGTAACCACTAGAAACTCACCGTCCGTAGTCATGAAATAGCCGTCAATCCAAATCACATCACGCACCACCCCAAGGTCAGGATCAGTCACTTGTTGCAACGTGCTGCCATCATAGTAATACAGGCCGCCACCGCTGGCGATTGCCAGATAGTCGAAGCTGTAATCAAATGTCACCAATCCGCCTGGGCCAACATTGCCAATATCGGTCAGTGTGCCATTGGCTTCTATCCGCACAAGGCGCGAACCCATAACGCGATAACACCGGCCACGCCATTCAATGCCGCCTCGATCAACGCCTGGGCCTGCCCCAAGTTGAACCAAGCCATCCCCAGGCCGAAGATAGCTACGCGAAATACCGGCGCCAGTCGGGACCGGAACCAGATTAACCGGCAACGCCACGCGGAAATCCGCCGCGTTGTCGGTATAAATGCCACTGATGATCGGCACCTCCGGCATTTATTATTTTGACCCTTTTTTCATCACACACCAAAAGCGCCAGTTTGCACATGCAGCGTCGTTCCAAGCGCGCTGATATGCTGCAAGGTGTTTACATCCTGCGGCTTATACAGAATGATTTCAGAGCCGGCTCTGATCGGCGTGTCAGCAGTCGTTGCTGCGCCGCTTCCAAACCTCACATGGCAGATGTTTGACCCCACATTTACCAGTCGAACGCTGGTTGCCGTGCCGTCAATGTTTGCGGAAGCCGAAGCCGCACCAGGCGACAAGACCTGATTGGCGCCAGCAGTCGGATTGAAAGGCCTGAAAACGGTCATAAGTTAGCTCCCTGCCATGATTTCCCAGTTGGTGCCATTGCTAACAAGCGTGGCCCAATTCCCGGCGGTGCCGGTCAAGATAGCGGTCCCTGCCGCGCCACCAGCGCGCGGGATAACATTAGCGGATGCGCTGTTTACCGACTGCGCTTGGATAGTTTTGATTGTCACCACGCGGCCATTATAGGAACCAGCAGCAGGCAACGTCACAACGCAAGCCGAGCCGGCTTTGTTGTTGATCAGGTAATCCTCACCATCGGCAAGCGTGAAGTCTGCCGTCTTGGTGACGGGCGACGCGCGCCGCAAGCCGGTAATGGTCGGCTGCACTGCAAACACCGCCGCGCCCGACCCGGTTTCATCGGTCAAGGCCGCGGCAAGATTGGCGCTGGAAGGCGTGGCAAGGAAAGCCGCTACAAGCGCTCCAAGGCCGCTGATACCCGTTGCCACAGGCAAGCCGGTGCAATTTGCCAGCGTGCCGCTGGCAGGAGTGCCAAGAACAGGCGCCGTCAAAGTTGGCGCCGTCAGGGTCTTATTGGTAAGGGTTTGCGTGCCGGTCGTTGTCACCACCGGAACGCCACCGGCCTGCACAACGCCAGTCCCTTTACCGGCAAGGTTTAGATTGATGTTGGTGTCGTTGCCGGTCGCGCTGATGGTCGGGGCGCCCGCCGCCGCCGCATTAGCAACCGTGATTTCATTTACCGCCGAAGCGGTAGCAGTCACGCGAACAAGCTCATTGCCGTTTACGTCATTGATACCACCTGAAAGCGTGATAGTGTTAAAAGTGCTGGCTTGGTTAGCGCTCACCGTATACCATGACGCTTGAAGCGCATTAAAACGCAACGCAAAGAACCCGCCGGCGGAAAACAAACTTGGCGCGCCAATAACCGTTGCGCCGTTGGGCGTGATGGTTAGGGCATTGATCAACTGTGAACAGGCAACAACAATTTGCTGACCATCAAAGCATGACGCCACGGGCGGCAAGGTAATGGTGCCAGCCGCAAAGGGGCCTGTTGGATTGATGATCAAAAACAGGTTTTGCGTCTGCGCGCCGATCTGAATGTTAAACCCGGAATTGGTCGGCGCGTTGATGATGGTCAGATAATTAGGATCAGCAAAATTGCCCTGGAAAAACTCAAGCAATGCCGTAATTGACACGCGCCGCGCATCGCCATTTACCGGAGAATAAACCGGCAGTTGATCGCTACCTGAAAGCTGATCCAAGGCGGGAAGCTGGTTGATCGTCGGCATTGTCAGAACTCCAACGGGCCTTCCGGCCCTGTCAATACTTGATCTTCTGGCGCTGGGAAGAATGGATCATCGCTGTTCCATGGTTTGTTGCCGGCGCCGCTCGGCATGGTGCCGGGATATTGCATTTCACGCGGCGCGGTGGCGCGGGCTAAAAGCACCTCATACCCTTGCCGGGCTGAAGCCTTGACCTCAACCGCCACCTGCTTGCCATAAGCCGGCGCAAGGCGCAGCGCCAGATTGGTAATCACCGCCTCATTGGCGCTATCAGGGACGGACGTGATTTCATCCAAGCCCGCATAATCAGGGCTGCCAGGCAACGGATACGCAAGGCGAATGCCCTTGCCATTCCATGTTGCCATCATGGCGTCCAATCGGCGCAAAGCGCTATTCATCTGTTCCGGCGTAATGTCGAAAGTATAAGCCGCAAGGCCTATTTCCTCAAAAGCCGCTTCGATGAATTGGCGCTTGGTGTAACTCACGGATTGGCAACCTTCGCTGCATCAATCTCGCGCCGCAAGCGCTTTTCTGACCAGCGGCCATCCACATCAATGCCAAGCCACTCGGCTTCCGCCACAAGATCGGCGCGCGTGGGTTCCGGCGCAGGCTCTGGCGCGGGCTTTGGAACATCTTCGATAGCGGCTTCTGTTGGCGCATCAGGGGGTGTTTCTGCCGGCGCCTCAAGGCCTAGCGCGGCGCCCTCTAGGCCCCAATGCCACCCATCGCGCAAAGCCGCCTCAAGCGCCTCTGCCGTGGCTACGGGCCGCGTGTCATAGGTCTTGCCATGCGGGCCAGGGTACTGGCCAGGGCAGCGATAGACCAAAGCGGGAAACTCGGTAATCATTTCTTGCCCTTTGCGGTCTTGGCGCTTTGACGAAACGCTTTAGCAGAAGGCGCGCCTTCGCTGCCAGGCTTGCGCATCTTTTCTTTCGATCCAGCCGCAATTCTTGCGCGCTTGGCGTGGATATTGGCGTAAAGGCCGGGCGGTTTGGTTTTCATGCTTTTTTCGGCGCCTTGCCGGGCTTTCCGGCCCTTGTGGCAGCCGTGCGGGCGGTATTCAGGGCAATGGCCACGGCTTGCTTTTGCGGCTTGCCGGCCCTCATTTCCTTGCTGATATTCTTGGAAATGGAACCCTTGGAGTAACCTTTGGTCAAAGGCATCACGCCCTCCATGGTGAAGGGGCGGGCCGTAAAGCCCGCCCCGTTACGTCAACCGATCCGGTAGGTGACGAAGGTGTTGGCCGCCGTTTTGCGGGTACGGAACCGCGCTGGCGAACCAGACGTTGCTGCCGTTGCGCCCGAACCAACAAGCGTATGATCAGTGTTTGCCGTAGTCGTCAGGGCAAAGGCGGCAAGCGTAATCACCGACCAATCAAAGAAGTCGTTGATTGCAAAATTGCTGGCCAAGTCCATCGCAGAACCCGTGGGAAGCTGGATGTTGCGGCCAGCGGTCGGCGTGGCAGTCACCAAGCCGCCCAAAATTCCTGCGGGCGTATGCGCCATGGAACCGCCATCGGCGATGTTGGCCGGGTCAGCTTGAACGCCCGAAATCAAGCGCCCTTGCTGCACCTGCGGCGCCGTTCCCACCTCATAGAAGGTAGTCACGCCACCAGACGCTTCCACGATGATAACCGCCCCAGAAGGGAACGGGCCGAAGACCGTTTGCCCATTGATCACCGTGCCGATCAGCGTAACCTGTTCGGGGTAATTTGGGAAATTGGTCTTGCGCGATACCTGGGCAGTGCCCTGGCAGTATACGGCAATGCTTTCGTTAGCGGGAATAACAATATCCCCGCTATTGCCGTTTGGAAGAACGAAAAGAGAGGCCATGTCGTTAGCTCCTTACGGCTGCGAAAACATAATGACGCCGCTCATTTGCGGCTGCTTGTTCACCA